ACAAGAAAGAAAGAGTTAGAGTTGCAGGAGTTGATACGCCAGAGAAAAGGACGAAGAACTTAGAGGAGAAAGCACTTGGAATCGACGCAACCAACTGGCTCAAAGAAAAACTCGAAGGCACGTTGGCTGGTGATGATGAGTTGTCTGTTAGGACTGAACTTGTTGGTGGCACTGGGAAATACGGGCGTCTTCTGGGTTGGCTTTACATTGGGGACGACGGTGTGTCCCTTAACGAGCAAATGATTACTGAAGGTTATGCTCATGCCTATGATGGAGGCACTAAGGATATGAACCTTGAAGCACTAAGAGAAATTCGTCGTGCCCATGGAACACTAGTAGAATGATGAGTGGAATTTTTGTATTTGGATTTATAATGTTACTGACAATAGGAATAGAACTGACTTGGCCTGTGAAGAATAGAAGATGAGTACAACCGAACAGTATCTTGGTAATCCCAATCTAAAGAAAGCAAATATTGCTCAGGAGTTTTCCCCTGAGGAAGTACAAGAGTATTTAAAATGTGCAGATGATCCTGTACATTTCATTCAGACATACATTAGAATTGTTTCTCTGGATAAGGGTTTGATTCCTTTTGACATGTATGACTTCCAAGTTGATATGACCAGGAAGTTCCATGATAATAGATTTAATATTGCCAAGTTGCCTCGTCAGTCTGGTAAGTCCACTATCGTTACTTCATACCTTCTCTGGTATGTTCTTTTTAACGCGAATGTTAATGTCGCTATTCTAGCAAACAAAGCAGCGACCTCTCGCGAGATGCTGCAAAGATTACAACTAAGTTATGAAAACCTCCCCAAATGGCTCCAGCAAGGAATCCTCCAATGGAACAGGGGCAGTCTGGAATTGGAGAATGGCAGCAAAATCATGGCTGCCTCTACTAGCTCTAGTGCCGTCAGGGGCATGTCTTTTAATGTCATATTTCTGGACGAGTTCGCGTTTGTTCCGAACCATATTGCTGATCAGTTCTTTTCATCTGTCTATCCTACTATATCTTCTGGTAAAAGCACAAAGGTAATTATCATCTCCACGCCACATGGAATGAATATGTTCTATAAGTTGTGGCATGATGCAGAACTTAGTAAGAATGAATATATACCAACAGAAGTTCATTGGTCTGCTGTTCCTGGTAGAGATGCTGCGTGGAAAGAGCAGACTATTAAGAACACTTCAGAGCAACAGTTCAAAGTTGAGTTTGAGTGTGAGTTCCTTGGATCTGTCGATACATTGATTGCTCCAAGTAAATTGAGGACTATGCCATATGTTGACCCGATTAAACAGGGTAAGGGACTTGCAGTATACGAAGATGTAATTCCAGAGCATAACTATATTGTTACGGTTGACGTTGCTAGAGGAACATCTAATGACTATTCAGCATTTATGGTGATGGATACTACAACATTACCATATAAAGTTGTTGCTAGATATCGTAATAATGAAATCAAACCAATTATTTTCCCAAACATTATTGTTGATGTTGCAAAAAATTATAATAATGCATACATCTTATGTGAGGTAAATGATATTGGTGGACAGGTAGCAGATATTATTCAATTTGATTTAGAGTATGAAAATCTTTTAATGGCAGCAATGCGTGGGCGTGCAGGTCAACAATTGGGTCAAGGATTTTCTGGTAAGAAAACTCAAATGGGTGTGAAGATGTCTACTGTTGTAAAACAGGTGGGGTGTTCCAATTTAAAAGCACTTATTGAAGAAGATAAACTTATCATTCCTGACTATGAAACTATTGCTGAACTAACTACATTTATTGTTAAGGGTCAATCATTTGCTGCGGAAGACGGTTGTAATGATGACCTTGCTATGTGTTTGGTCATATTTGCTTGGATGGCGATGCAACCATACTTTAAAGAAATGCATGATAATGATGTAAGACAACGCATCTATGATGACCAAAAAGAATCCATTGAACAGGACATGGCACCCTTTGGATTTATGGATGATGGGTTGGGGGATGAATACTTTGCGGATGCTCAGGGTGAGGTGTGGCAGGTTGCAGAATATTCAGATAAGTCCTATATGTGGGACTGGAGGTGAAGATTCAAAAATATAAATAATCTTAGACAACCCGATGACGGCACAATCTAGGAGAATTAAAACATGGCAGCTAACCAATCCTCGCCAGGTGTAGTCTTTCAAGAAAGAGACCTGACGACTATCACAACTCTTTCGACTGCAAATGTCGGTCTTATCGCAGCACCTTTTACAAAGGGTCCTGTAAATGAGATTGTACAAATTTCCAGTGAGAGAGAATTAGCAGAAGTTTTTGGCAAACCAAATGACTCAAACTATGAGTATTGGTATACTGCAGCACAGTATCTTTCGTATGGTGGCGTACTTAAGACCATTCGTGTTGCTTCAACGACTTTAAAGAACTCTGTTGCAGACAGAACAGGAGCTGTAGATTCAGTCCTGATTAAGAATCTTGATGAGTACGAAAGTACTTTTGAAGGTAGTGGAAGTAATACTTTTAACTGGGCAGCACGCAATCCAGGTACTCTTGGAAATTCTATTAGAGTTTTCACAACAGATGCTGGTGCAGACCAAATTGCAACATGCGCCGCACCTGCATCAGGTGGTGAGTGGAGATTTGTTGCCGAGCAACCACTTACCGCAGGTGCTTCTACAGGTTTAGTTTATAAGTATAGTATTGTTTTAACAGTTGAGAGTATTGTAGGAACATTTACAGTTGGTGAAACTGCAAATATCTCAATCTCTGGTGCTGATAAAGAAACTGATGTTATTGCTTGGGATCCAGCAAACAAAAAATTAGAAGTTGGCATTCCTTCTGGTGGTGTTGATGCTATTATTGCCGATGGGCAAACTATTACTGGTGCAACTTCAACTGCTACAGCAGACATTGCTGCTAGTGGTGTTCAAAGAAATCTATACATTTCCTTGAACAAAGGTAGTGCTGAATTTTCTGCTACAGATAGCGTTCTTGAAGGTGCTACTGGTGCTGGAAACTCGGTAACACTTTCGACCGTTTCTGATGAGTATTCGACTCGTGAATATCTTCCTGGATTGAAGTGGATTAATGTTGCCCCTCGCCCTGGAACAAGTCGCTTTGCTGAAAATGCTGGTGGTAGTCGTGACGAACTTCATATTTTAGTTCTTGATGCTGACGGCAAAATCACAGGAACAACTAATGCAGTTCTAGAGCGTTTTATTGGAGTATCCAAAGCATCTGATGCAAAGACTACAGTTGGAGAAACTAATTACTATCCAACAGTAGTTAAGCAACGTTCAGAATATATCTTCTGGGGTTTCCACGAAGAAGGATTGCATGATGTCGATAGTAATGTTTCTGGTACTTGGGGAGCAGTAGGTTCAACTGATTTTGATATCATTAGAAACGCTACTGGAACAAAAAATTATCCAACTGATGCGATAACTCTCAATACTTCAAATAACTCTACTGCTTATTATGCATTTAGTGCTGGTGTTGATTATGCTGGTTCTGGTAGTTACACCGTAACTAATGCTGATTTTGCAGCTGCCTACGAATTGGGCGAAGACCCCGAATCTCAAGTCATCGATTTTATCTTAACTGGTCCTTCTGGTGCTAGTGATTCGGATGCAATCGCTAAGATTACTTCCCTGGTTAATATTGCTGAAGAGCGTCGTGACTGCCTGGTATTTGTTTCTCCTCGTAGAGCAAATGTAGTTGGCGTTACTAACAACACGACAGCAACTAATAACGTTATCGATTTCTTCGATCAACTCCCATCTTCATCTTACGTTGTATTTGACAGCGGTTATAAGTACATCTACGATAAGTACAACGATGTATATCGCTATGTTCCTACTAACGGTGATGTTGCTGGACTTTGCCTGCAGACAACTGAAGTTTCAGAACCTTGGTTCTCTCCTGCTGGTTTCCAACGTGGCATTTTGAGAAATGCAATTAAACTTGCATATACTCCTAATAAGGGTCAGCGTGACCGCTTATATGCTGCTCGCGTCAACCCCATTGTTTCTTTCCCTGGACAAGGTGTTGTTCTCTATGGTGATAAGACTGCACTTGGATTTGCCTCTGCATTCGATAGAATCAACGTCCGTCGTTTGTTCCTCACTATTGAGCGTGTAATCAGTGGTGCTGCCAAGTCTCAACTGTTTGAACAGAACGATGAGTCGCAGCGTTCACTCTTCTTAAACATTGTCGAACCTTATCTTCGCGATGTTCAAGGTCGTCGTGGTGTAACCGACTTCTTGGTTAAGTGCGACAGCGATAACAATCCTCCTGAGGCAGTTGACCGTGGTGAGTTCTATGCAGAAATCTTCGTAAAACCCACCCGCACAATCAACTACATTACCCTGACATTCGTTGCAACCAGAACTGGTGTTGCATTCAACGAAGTTGCTTCCTGATAATAACTAACATAACTAAAAGACCCTACGGGGTCTTTTTTTTGTCTGAAAATATTGTTCATACTAAATACTAGCGACGGAGACACTTTTAAAAAAATGGCAAAAAGAGGCACTATCGACGATTTTAAGGCAAACATTGCCTCTGATTTCGCAAGACCTAATTTATTTCAGGTAGATTTAAATTTTCCTACAGGTATCATTAATAATTCGTCCTTGATTGAACTTGGTAAATTCACTGTTCGCGCTGCGAATCTTCCATCATCGAACATTGGTGTGATTGAAGTTCCCTTCAGAGGACGTGTATTGAAGATTGCTGGAGATAGAACGTTTGAACCTTGGACGGTAACTATTCAGAATGATAGCAATTTCATTCTTCGTAATGCATTTGAACTCTGGGCATCTAGCATTCAAGCATATAACGAGAACTTTACTTCTGCTGCTGGTCTTGGAGATGCAGATGACGCAACAGGATATTTTGCGGACATGACTGTTCATCAGTTAGCACGCGATGTTAAGAATGGAGATGTTCCTAAGATTCTTAAGTCTTACAAGTTTTATAACGTCTTCCCTAGCAATATTGCTGCTATTGATTTGGACTTCGGTAGTAACGATGCTATTGAAGAGTTTACTGTTGAACTTCAGACTCAGTACTGGACTCCAATTGATGCCTCTGTGGATGCTTGATAAATAGAACAGGATCAATCAACTTAGTATTATAATGTCGCAGCTCTTTGGATTTTCACTTGAGAGAGCGAAGAAGGTCCCCAAGGGGCCTTCTTTTGTTCAAAAGGATAACATGGATGGTTCGCAACCTATTGTAGGTGGCGGATACTATGGATATTCTGTTGACCTTGATGGAACGGTTCGTAACGAGCATGAGTTAATTACTCGTTACAGAGAAATGGTAATGCAACCAGAGTGTGATAGTGCTGTTGATGATATCGTCAATGAAACTATTTGTGGAAATTTTGACGATGTTCCTGTTGAATTAGAACTTTCCAATCTTAAGGTGTCGGATAAAATTAAAAAACTCATGAGAGATGAGTTTGGTGAAATTTTACGTTTACTAGATTTTGAAAATCGTTCTTATGAAATCTTCCGTAGATGGTATGTCGATGGAAGATTGTTTTACCATAAAGTAATTGACCCCAAGAATCCTAATGCGGGTCTTGCAGAAATTAGATATATCGATCCTCGCAAGATTCGTAAGGTCACTGAGTACGAACAGAAACGTCCTGAGCAGATGCGAGGGGAAGATCTTAATACTCAACTCACACAAAAAGCAGCAGAGTATTTTCTATATAACCCCAAGGGATTAAAGAACTCAACTAATCAGGGTATGAAAATTACTACTGATTCTATTACTTATTGTCATTCGGGTATTCAAGACCTGAACAAAAACATGACTCTTAGTCACCTGCATAAGGCGATTAAGGCAGTCAACCAACTGAGAATGATTGAGGATTCTCTGGTTATCTATCGTCTAAGTAGAGCGCCAGAACGTAGAATCTTTTATATTGACGTTGGCAATCTTCCTAAAAATAAAGCGGAGCAATATCTTCGCGAAGTTATGGGACGCTATCGTAACAAGATGGTTTATGATGCCAGCACTGGAGAGATTAAAGATGATAAGAAGTTCATGTCTATGCTGGAAGACTTCTGGTTACCTCGACGTGAAGGTGGTAGAGGAACAGAAATTACAACTCTTCCTGGTGGTCAGAACTTAGGTGAACTAGAAGACGTAAAGTATTTCCAAAAGAAACTTTATAAGTCACTTAATGTCCCTGGTTCTCGTTTAGAAACAGAGACGACTTTTAACATTGGTCGCGCTGCTGAGATTACTAGAGACGAAGTTAAATTCCAAAAATTTATTGCTCGTCTTCGTAAGCGTTTCTCCGAATTGTTTACTGATTTACTCAAGACTCAACTTATTCTTAAGGGTGTTGTAACTCTTGAAGAGTGGGAAGAAATGAAGAATCATGTTCAATTTGACTTCATTGCGGATAACTATTTCACTGAACTGAAGGAGATTGAAATTCGTAATGAAAGAATGAACCAAGTCAATGTTATGGACCCTTATGTTGGCAAATATTTCTCTGTAGATTATATGCGCCGTCAGGTTCTGAAGCAGACAGACGTTGAGATTAAGGAGATTGATGACCAAATCGCCGTTGAAATGGAAGCAGGTATTATTGCTGATCCTATGGCGGAAATGGATCCTGCTATGGATGCTGGCGCTGAAGGTGGAGGAGCACCAGCAGCAGAAGTAGCACCAAACGAAGAGTCCGCGATTAATTCTAGTGATTCTCGTAGAGCAGAATTCTAAATAACTAAATACTATTATTGGGAGTTAAATTATTATGCCTAGTGACATTGCAAAACAAATCGTCCAACAAGTTTATAGTGACGATAAAGCTAAAGCAATCGATTCTCTGAACGATGCTTTGTCGGCCGCAACATATAATGCCATTCAACAGCAAAAAATTAATTTTGCAAAACAAATGGGATTTGATTTAGACGATACTGCTCAAGATTATGCAGTACCTGATGGCGCTACGGAACCTGAGAATGTTGAATTTGATGGACGTATGCCACACGAACCTCCTACTGCTGAGACAGAACAACCTTTAGAAACCCCCGAAGAAGAAAATGAAACTGATAGCTGAAGAAATCACTCAAGTAGATTTTCTATGTGAGGAGAAAGAAGGTAAGAAAAATTACTTCATTGAAGGTGTTTTCTTACAAGCCGAAGTGGAAAATCGTAATAATCGCAAGTATATGTTGCAAACTTTGCAGCGCGAAGTTGCTAAATACAGCGAGAACTACATTCAAAAAGGGCGTGCTCTTGGAGAGTTGGGTCATCCTGATGGTCCTTCTATCAACTTAGATAGAGTGTCTCATAAAATTATGTCGCTCAAAGAAGATGGAAACAACTTCATTGGTAAAGCGAAAATCCTTGATACCCCCATGGGCAACATTACTAAGAACCTTTTAGATGAAGGTGTCATGCTTGGCGTTTCTTCTAGAGGCATGGGTTCTTTAATTAAGAAAGAAGGCTGCAGCGTTGTTGCAGACGATTTCATGCTCGCTACTGCTGCAGATATTGTAGCAGATCCTTCTGCTCCTGATGCATTCGTTGATGGAATTATGGAAGGAAAGGAGTGGGTTTGGGATAATGGCATCCTCAAAGAGGCTGCAGTTGCTCAAATCAAGACTGAAATTGACCAAGCAACTCTTATTAACTTGCAGGAAAGAAAAGTTTCCGCGTTTGCCAAGTTTTTAAAGAGTTTGTGATTTATAAATAAATACAGACAACGCTAATGCATAACGGAGTTCAAACAAATGGCTGAGACCTCACTCGATAAAGAGTTAGATACTATGGACCAAGTGACCGAAGGTTCTAACGCAGTTACTAAAGACGCTAAACCAGGTGAAAAAATTGACACCTCTAAAGGTGGTGCAACTAAAGTAGTTGACGTTACTTCTGATTCAGAAGAAGGTGCTAAAGGAACGAAAAACGCAGGCGCTTCTGCTGCTAAGGCAGTAGGTAAGGCACCAGTTCCTTCTACAAAACCTTCAGACGCATCCGCTAAAATGGAGGAAACCGAAGATGAAGAAGAAGTCCTCACTGAAACCGAGTACGACTTTACTGAAGATGTTAACGCTCTTGTCGCTGGTGAAGAACTCTCAGAAGACTTCCGTGTGAAAGCAGCAACAATCTTTGAAGCAGCAGTAACCTCTAAGGTGAATGCTGAAGTCACAGCGTTGCAAGAGGCATTTGAATCTACCTTGACTGAAGAAGTCGAAAAGATTCAAACAGATTTGGCCGAGAAGGTTGACAACTATCTCACTTATGCCGCCGAACAGTGGATGAAGGAAAATTCACTTCAAATCGAGCATGGCATTAAGACCGAGATGGCAGAGTCTTTCTTTAACGGTCTAAAAGGTCTCTTCTTAGAGCACAACTTTACTGTGCCCGAGGAGAAGTTCAACCTGCTAGATGGTATGGCAGGTGAGCTTGATGATATGGAAACTAAACTCAACGAGCAAATCGACACTAACGTTGCCTTGAATAAGCGTGTTGGTGAGTTTGTCAAAATGGAAATTGTGAACGAATGCGCTACGGGACTCGCTGAGACCCAGAAGGAGAAGCTTGCTTCTCTCGCAGAGGGTGTTGAGTTTGAAACTGAAGCAGATTTTCGTAAGAAAATCGAAACGATCAAGGAATCCTACTTCACTAGAAAGGCTGAGACTGCTTCTGCAGTTGAACCCACCGAAGAAGTTTCGGAACCCCTTGTAGAATCAACCACGAGCGGATCAATGTCGAAATACGTTGATGCATTAGCTCGCTGGTCTAAATAATTGTAAATTAACTACTTAAAACTGGAAATCAAAATGTCTTTACACAACCTCCAGGAGAAGTGGGCACCCGTTCTGAATCACGATGCTCTTCCCGAGATCACCGATTCCCACAAGCGTGGTGTCGTTGCACAACTCCTAGAAAATCAAGAGAAAGCTTTGACCGAAGAGGCAAGCATTCTTAACGAAACACTTCAGACCACTGGTTACACTGGTGGCGACACAGCAACAGGTCCTGTAGCAGGTTTCGACCCTGTTCTGATCAGCCTCATCCGTCGCTCCATGCCTCAGCTTATCGCTTATGATATTGCTGGCGTTCAACCGATGACTGGTCCTACTGGACTTATCTTCGCAATGCGTACGAACTACGGTTCTGAGCGCGATCCTAATGCCTCTGGTTACGACGAAGCATTCTTCAACGAGCCTAACGCTGGTTTCTCTGGTGGTCCTGGTGCATACGATCCTGGTGCATCAAGTTCTACTGACAACGATGCAGAAGGCAACAACCCTGGACTTCTCAATGATTCCCCCGCTGGAACCTATGAGTTGACTGGCGATGCTCAGGGCATGTCCACGGCAACTGTTGAAGCACTGTCTGACGCTGCTTCTGGCACCGCTTTCCGTGAGATGGGTTTCTCAATCGAGAAGGTCACCGTTACTGCTAAGGCACGCGCCCTGAAGGCCGAGTACAGCATCGAACTGGCTCAAGACCTTAAGGCGATTCATGGCTTGGATGCTGAGACCGAACTGGCTAACATCCTCAGCACTGAAATCCTTGCTGAAATCAACCGTGAGGTTGTTCGTACCATCTACACAAACGCTGTTCCTGGTGCTCAGAACAATACCGCTAACGCTGGTATCTTTGACCTTGACGTTGACTCCAACGGTCGTTGGTCTGTTGAGAAGTTCAAAGGACTTCTGTTCCAGATTGAGCGCGATTCTAACGCCATCGGTCAGCAAACTCGTCGTGGCAAGGGCAACATCCTGATTTGTTCTGCCGACGTTGCTTCTGCACTGGGTATGGCTGGTGTACTTGACTACACTCCTGCTCTTGCTGGTAACAATGCTCTCGCAGGCGTTGACGATACCTCCAGCACACTGGTTGGTACACTCAATGGTAAGATTAAGGTCTACGTCGATCCTTACTCTGCAAACCTTGCTGACAAGCACTTCTATGTTGCTGGTTATAAGGGTACTAGCGCCTATGACGCTGGTCTCTTCTATTGCCCTTACGTTCCTCTTCAGCAGGTTCGTGCAATCAACCCAGACACCTTCCAGCCCAAGATTGGCTTCAAGACTCGCTACGGCATGGTCTCGAACCCCTTCGCTAACGGTCTGACCCAAGGTTCTGGCGCTTTGACTGCAAACGCAAACCGCTACTACCGTCGTGTACAGGTCACGAACCTTATGTGATCCATCAGGATACACAACCACTGGACCCTTCGGGGTCCTTTTTTTATGCCTAGGTATAAATTAGTAGGCAATAATATTCGTTGCATAATGTCAGAATTCCCTAACATTTAGTATACATAGTTACAGAATTACGAGGTGAACAAATGACCCCAAATTTGAACTACATTATGAATTGCAGTTACGAATGGAAAAACTATGAACAACCTCGCTTCTAGAAATCAATTATATGAATGGACTCACTTTGAAGATTCTGCAGAACTAGAAAAAATTAACGATTACTACGAATGTTTAATTGAATGTACCGATACGCATCAAGCATCATGTAAAAGAATCTGTAAAGAGGTGCTTATGTAAAGTGTATACATATTGTACCGTGTGAAGGAAGTGTAAGAGGGGTCTTATGACCTCTCTTTTTTTTGTTCTAAATAATAATGACGATAAACAACCATTAATGGCAAACTGGTACGGCGACCAATTATCAAATAAAAACTTTCTTTCGCCAATCGGATTCTTATTCCTATTGGATAAAGCAACTAAAGTTTCTTTTTTGTGTCAAAAGGCAGAAATTCCACCAGTGACATTGGGGGACATTCAAATTCCAACTAGAGGATTGGTTCCAATTCCTGTAGAAGGAAATATGAGATATAGCGATTTTACAATCGAGTTTATTGTTGACGAAAATTTAGAAAACTATATGCAGTTGCATAATTGGATGCGTGCATTGGGTACACCTCAAGAGTTTAAAGAAAGAAAACTCTGGAAGGATGCAAATGCAAACGCACCATCACAGGATCCCAGATTTTCTGATGCAACTTTACAAGTATTAAATAACAACAACTTAGCAAATTTTGATGTTGTATTTAAGGACTTGTTCCCATCTGATTTATCTACATTATCATTTGATGTCACTGGAAGTGACAATGATTATTTTATTGCTTCAGCAACATTTAAGTATACCTTATATGAAATCAGAAACGTTAACAGTCAAACCCGAAGATGAGTAGTTGGAAAACAAGAGCATTAGCAGACCCTAATTTAAAATACAAATATGCTAGACTAGTAATGAACGGACCTAAGTCTTTATCACAGGCTTGGATTTTACAAGGACTTAAACTTAAATATTGTCATGAATTTGGAAACACTACAGGAACAGTGGAGAACGGATTGTAAACTAGATGATGATTTGCATGATAATGATTCATTAAAAATTCCACAACTCCATATGCGATATATGGAGTATCACAATACATTTTCTCTTATGAAAAAAGAGAAAGAAATTGAGATGAAAAAATTGATTAAAGAAAAGTGGTTGTATTACAAAGGTAAAGCACCTTCAACTGTATACAAAGAGATGCCATTTGATTTAAAACTTACGTCCAAAGAAGAAATTTCGATGTTCATCGAAGCAGATGAAGATATTGGAAAACTACAATTCAAAATAGAATATATAAATCAGGTAATATTTTTTCTTGATGGTGTCTTGCGACAAGTTAATAGTCGCACATACCATATCAAAAATGCTATCGAGTGGAAAAGGTTTCAATCTGGTATGTAATGAATTACGGTCTATATTATAAGCAAGTTTCTTTTAATCGCCAGTCGATGCAAGTAGTCAATACTGCATTGTCTGGCGATAACTTTATGTGGGAAGAAGGTAAATTATATGACCAACAAAATGAGACAAAAAGAAAATCTAAAATAGCATGGGTGAAGGATGAGCAGTTATATATTCTGCTATTAAATATGGTCAAAAGTGTAAATCGTTCTGCTCACTGGAATTTTAAAATTGGTGGTGTGGAACCTATTCAGTATGGTCTCTATGAACCAGGAGGCACATACAATTGGCATGTAGACCAACATCCAAGACCTGTTAGAGGTAACGTAAGAAAGATTAGCATGTCACTCTTTCTTAACGATGACTATGAAGGTGGGGAGTTTGATTTGGAACTATATAGTCCAGCAGAGAAAACTAGGTATAAAACCTTTAAGTTATCGACAGGTTCTGCTATTTTCTTTCAAGGTGACCAATGGCATAGGGTTCGCCCTGTCACATCTGGGGTAAGGAAATCACTTGTAGCATGGTTCTATGGTCCGCCCTATGTTTGATTTGAAGATTAAAAAAAAGAATGAAGTTTATTTAAAAATTGAGGCAGAACCTCACATTAATTATGAACTAGCAGACTACTTTTGTTTTGAAGTTGAGTCTGCGAAGTACATGCAGAAGCAACGTCGCTGGAAAGGGTGGGACGGAAAGATCCGTTTGTACTCACCAGCAACAGGAGAAATTTATTGTGGTCTCTTAGACTATCTTTTGGAGTGGGCAGACGAAAAGAAGTATCAATATAAGTTTGATGATTGTAAGTTCTTTGGACATCCTCTAGAGCAGAATGAGTTTATTACTCCTCAGGGTGTTGTAGGTTTTGTAAAGTCTCTTCACTTACCTTATCCCGTTCGGGACTATCAGTATAAAGCAATATACGAGGCACTAAAATATAATAGACGACTTTTATTGTCACCAACAGCTTCTGGAAAGTCTCTGATGATTTATGCATTAGTACGCTTTCATGCAAATGCGAACAGAAATATCTTAATTGTTGTCCCAACTACATCTCTAGTTGAGCAGATGTATAAGGACTTTCATGAATATGGATGGATGTGTGCCGAAAACTGCCACAAGATATATGCGGGGGCAGAAAAATACACGAACCATCAGGTGGTAATTACCACTTGGCAATCTATCTATAAGGAACCTCGTAAGTGGTTTGATAGGTTCGATGTAGTTATCGGTGACGAGGCGCACCTTTTCAAAGCTAAATCTCTTACGTCTCTGATGGGTAAGTTGCATGAATGTAAATATCGTATTGGATTTACAGGAACTCTTGATGGTGCAAATGTCAATCAGTTAGTCCTGGAAGGTGTCTTTGGAAGATGTTCTCAAGTGACACGAACTGCACAACTAATGCAAGAAGGACATGTTGCTAAGTTGAAGGTAAAGATTGTTCTAGTAAAGCATGAAGAGAAACTGTTTGAAGGTTATCAAGATGAAATAGGATACCTTATAGAGCATGAAGGTAGAAATAAATTTATTCGCAATCTTGCTTGCGACTTAAAAGGTAATACTCTAATTCTTTTCAACTATGTAGAGCGTCATGGAGTGCCTCTGTACGAAATGATAAATAGTCACACAGACAGACCAGTACATTTCGTACATGGTGGAGTGGATGTTAACGACCGTGAAGACATCAGACTACTAACCGAACAATCTGATAATGCTATCATCGTTGCTTCATATGGTACGTTTTCCACAGGCATCAACATCAAAAAATTACACAACGTTATTTTCGCAAGTCCTTCAAAGTCCAGAGTTCGTAACCTACAATCGATTGGTCGTGTCCTAAGGAAAGGCGAGAATAAATCCCAAGCAACGTTATATGACATTGCAGATGATATCTCTACAGATAGAGGTAACAACTATACACTCAACCATTTAATGGAAAGAGTCAAAGTATATAACGAAGAAAAATTTAACTACGAAATCATAGATGTCAAAGTAAAAACTTATGATTAACTACGCAAAACATGATGAAGAGTTCTACGGAATTTTTAAACTTACTAGTGGAGAAGAAATTCTTGGTAAGGCAATCCTTACTGAAGATGAAGGAGAATCTTTAGTATTCATTTCATCTCCTGTAAGTGTTCAACAAATAGTAAAAGAAACTGACAGTGGAAAAGTAATTAAAGGATTTGGATTCTCTAAGTGGATGCAAATGTCTGATGAAGAATTTTTTATCTTGCGTGAAAAGGATATCCTAACAGTAGCATCAATGAGTAAAGAAATTATCTTCATGTATGAGACTTACAATATAGATGAAGAGGAAAATTTCCAAGGTGGTAGCAGTACCAATAAGTTGAGAAAATCTAAGTTCCATACTGAAGCAAATCTATCTCCTGGTTACTTAGGAAAGATTGAAGAAGCAAGAAAGATCTTTGAAAGAATCTTTAAAGAGCCTAATAACTCTTGAACCCTTACATGGTTATTCTACTGACAATTCGATATATTGTCAAGTTGACATATAGTTAATTTAATAGTATAATTCTATCAATACAAAATACTTATATGAAAAATGCCAAACAAAAACAACACTATGTGAACAATCAAGATTTTCTTGAAGCTTTAGTAAATTATAAAATCAAGGTAAAGCAGGCCGAAGAAAAAGGTCTTCCTAAACCTAGAGTAAATAATTACATTGGTGGATGTTTTTTGAAGATTGCAACTCACCTTTCATACCGTCCTAACTTCATCAATTACATGTATAAGGATGATATGGTTTGTGATGGAATTGAAAATTGTATTCAGTATATTGATAACTTTGATCCAGAGAAATCTAAAAATCCTTTTGCATACTTTACTCAGATTGTATACTATGCTTTTCTGAGAAGAATCCAAAAAGAAAAAAGGCAGATGGATATTAAAGATAAAATTCTAGAGAAGTCAGGATATAATCACGTCTTCTCAGTTGACGGGGAAATAGATTCAGGTTATAATCAAATCAAATCTCGCGTAGAAATGAATTCCAAACGATGACTAAAAAAACTGATCAGGAACGATTGCACGATGCAGTTGAAAAAGATAGTCCCTGTAGAGATGACAATGAGCGCGGTTACTGGCGCAAGAGACTTCGTGATTTAGAACCTAAGAATGAAAATCCTTCTGATAACTGATCAACACTTCGGTGTTCGTAATGATAACCAGTACTTTCTTCAACATTATAAAAAATTTTATAATGAAGTAGTTCTCCCATTTATCGACTCACACAATATTAAGGATGTCATTTGTCTGGGTGACACCTTTGACAAACGTCGCTCTATTAACTTCATGTCATTGGAAGCGGCAAAAGAGATGTGGTTTACACCTCTTCAAGAGATGGGTGTTACGATGAACATGCTTGTAGGGAATCATGATATTTATTACAAGAATACTCTACGAGTTAACGCCCCAAGTGAGTTACTTGGAGAATACAACAACATCAGAGTCCATACCAAACCTACCACTTCTGTTTTTGGTGGTCTTCCTATACTCCTTCTCCCTTGGATTTGCGATGAAAATCGTGCAGAAGTTCTGGAAGAAATAGGAAGTACTGAAGCAAAAGTATGCATGGGGCATCTAGAACTTAATGGTTTTGAAGCTCATCCTGGTCATATAATGAACTCTGGTATGGATGCAAATGCTTTTTCTAAATTTAAAAAAGTATTTTCTGGACACTACCATATGAAATCAACCAAGAAGAACGTAAGTTATCTTGGTAATCCATATCAACTATATTGGAATGATTATGGATGTAAGCGAGGATTTCATGTATTTGATACTGAAACTCTTAAGACAACATTCTATAGAAATCCCTTTGACGTTTTCCATAAGTTGTATTATAATGATGGAGTACGCTTGCCAGATGCAAAAGAACTTCAAGGAGCATTCGTCAAATTAATTGTAGAGCACAAAGGTGACTATGCAAAGTTTGATTACGCAGTCAAGCAACTCCAAGATATGGATGTTGCAGATTTAAAAATTATCGAAGACCTTAGTGTTGAACTGGAAGACGGTAGTGAGATACTGGAAACCGAAGACACAATGACTCTTCTTGATAACTACATAGATGAAATAGACCTAAAAGTTAACAAGACTAATGTTAAAACTGTAATGCGTCTACTTTACAAAGAAGCCTGCGAACTGTAATGTTTGTTTTAACCGAAAAAAATAGCGGTGGTGTATATGCCCTCAAGAACAAAAACGAAGTGCAAACTGTACATGTTTTTGAAAATGAGGATGATGCAGTAAGATACCACGAAATGCTAATTGCAGACGGTTACTCAAGAGACTTAGAGGTACTTGAAGTTGACCCAACGATAGTAGCAATTAATTGTGAATCGAAAGGTTATTCGTATCTAGTCATTTCACCTGATGAATTAATTATTCCACCTAATGATTAAATTTGAAACTATCCGCTGGAAAAATTTTCTTTCAACAGGAGACCAATGGACAGAAATTAATTTTTGTGAATTTCAATCGACATTAATTGTTGGTTCTAATGGAGCAGGGAAATCCACTATGTTGGATGCCCTGTGCTTTGCATTGTTTGGAAAAGCGTTCCGAAAAATTAATAAACCCCAACTAGTTAATTCTATCAATGAAAAGGGAACCCTTGTTGAGGTAGTATTTTTTATTGGTACTGATCAGTATCGTGTATTCCGAGGTATTAAACCGAATGTATTTGAACTTTATAAAAATAATAAACTGGTTGACCAAGACGCCGCAACCAAAGACACCCAAAAATATCTTGAACAATCCGTACTCAAACTTAACTATAAATCATTTACCCAAGTCGTCATTCTTGGGTCAAGCACCTTTGTACCCTTCATGCAACTTCCTGCCGCTCATAGACGAGAAGTAATTGAAGACCTACTAGACATTAATATATTTTCAAACATGAATGGTCTCTTGAAAGACCGTATTCGCGCATCACAAAATCAGAGCAAAGATTGTTCTCACATGTTGACTCTTGCTGAAGGCAAAGTCTATGCTCAGAAAAAACTAATCAACTCTCTTGAAGAAGTTAATCAGAATCGTCAAGAAGAGAAACAGAAAAAGTATGATGAGAATCTTGTACTCATGGAAAAAGTCAATGAGGATAAAATCTCTATAGAAAAAGATATTGATAATATTGAAAGTAAAATTGGAGATTATGACTCTGCAGCAAAAACTGTAGCGTCTTTACGTCAAGGTCAATCAGATAAGAAGTCTGAACTAAAACTTATCTCTAAGAATTTAAAATTTTTCAAAGGGCATGATGTATGTCCTACATGCACACAAAATATTAGTGGTGATTTTAAGGATGAACAGATTAGTGGACTGACTCAATCGGGCAAAATTATTGCTGAAGAAATTGTCCAGTTTAATAATGATGTCGTTGGAGCATCTAAGATTGTATCTGAAATTTCTGAACAGTCTATGAAACTGAAAGAATGTTCTAGCAATCTTTCTGCACTTAATCGCGACTATGTTCGACTTGAGTTTGAAAATCTTCGCATTAATGATGAACTCTTAAAATTGCAAAAGGATACACCTGACATTGATAAAGAACGTCAGCATTTGGAAAATGTAGAAAGTGAGTATGCAAAGACAGAATCTGATTGCGCCACAGTCAGTGAGCAATTAGATGAGTTTCAAGTTGTTGCCTCTCTCCTTAAAGATTCGGGAATTAAAAGTCAAATTATTAAGAAATATATTCCTATTTTTAATCAACTGATTAATAAGTATCTTCAGTCAATGGATTTCTTTGTTAACTTTACACTGGATGAAGAGTTTAACGAAGTTATCAAGAGTCGCTTTAGAGATGAGTTTTCTTATGCATCTTTCTCGGAAGGTGAAAAGCAGAAGATTGACTTGGCACTTCTGTTTACTTGGCGTGAAGTTGCTAGAATGAAAAACAGTGTTGCTACTAACCTACTCATTCTTGATGAAGTGTTTGATAGTTCGTTAGATGCTTCTGGTACTGGAGAACTTCTACAGATTCTTCGTGGTCTAGGCAAAGATGCTAATGTTTTTGTCATCTCACATAAGGGGGAAATATTAGTAGATAAGTTTCTTCGCACTATTAAATTTGAGAAAGTCAACGATTTTTCACGCATGTCTGATGACAGCTAAATATATTTACATCTAGTTACACCAATGCTTTCTACACAGTACAGACTTCGACTAGAGTTTATTTGTAAATGTATTGCCAATGGTGAAGAAGTTAAATTAGACGACATGATTTGGGCAGAAAAACTTGCCAAATCGCACACACTTGCTAGGGATTGGTTGCAACAAGCACGACGCCAACATTCTCAAAACATCGAAGAGGGCAGTACAGACGATTTTCTGAATAGGATGGGATTAGGCGACCCCGACCCATCCAATCATAGAAAGGGGTTTACAAGTGCTGATGATGTGTTAGAATGGTTTCAACGAGATAAACCTGACGACTGGAGGCAACGTGACTGATCTTTTTAGGATTGATAATGTAGAAGCACCAAAGGGAAAGGTAGACAAGCATGGATTTTCTATCAAACCTTCTATAGGTGATGAAGAATGTATACTGCGATGTTTGCGAAATGCTCCTGAAGGAACTGAAAAACAGCAGGTTGGAAGATTAATTAATTATTATGAAAAACTCAAAGAGAACTCCTTTAAACATAACTTTTGGTAAACCATTGTAGACTCATGACCAAAGAACAAATTATTGCAAAGGCAATAGCAGTACAAAAATCCCATCCCGAGTTGAGATTGGGTCAGGTTATCATGGATTATTGTGTTTCTATAAAAGAATTTCATGCCGTTCCTGCTGATCTAGATCCTTATCTCGTTGAGACTAGAGTTCCTCAGTTTTTAGATTGGTTGCTTGAGCATAGAAATGAAAAAGCAAAAGTCTGATTATGTCTGTATCCCCATGTGGGACCCTTTTTTCGAGATGATGCGGTATCATTGGGTACACAAGTCAGAAAAGGATCCTGAGCAATTCGTGAAAAATCTTAATCCAGAGCAAGAATTACTATGAGCAGTAAGATGCTATTCCTAGTTGACATTGGTGATGGTAGATGTGTCAGTCATGATGGATACATNNTGGAGAGAACATTATGAAAATGTGGGAGACAAAATGCTCTGGATGTGGTAAAATGCTTCCAGCGAATCAAACACCTCAGGTTGGATGCTATGTCCCATCCGAGAAAAGATATAAGAATTCGTTATGTAAACCTTGTTGGGTGAAAAAGAACAATGGAAGGATTTAACGCACCAGGATCCAATAAATCTTGGATGGATGAGGGTTTCAAGAAATTTGTAGTTGAGCATCAACTAGGTAATGTTGTAAATATATTAGATGCTGATATCAAACGGTGTCGTGTTTATAACAGCGACAATCGAGATGAAGTATACAATCAAATCACCATTACTTACAAAGAAGACACATGCAAGCAGTAATCTATTCAAATGGAAGTCAAGAGTGTCAGCGTATGGCAGCACTATTAGAATCTCTTGGCGGAGAATTTTTGGAGTATAGACTTAATCATCACTTCACTCAACGTTCTTTTGAAAATGAATTTGGCGAAGGGGCGACTTATCCTCAAGTATCTTTGGGATATAAGCATGTTGGCAATATGCATGACACGCTGCATTTCATGCAAGAGAAAGGAATGCTTGTAGGACAGTGACGAAAGTGTCCCATCGGTTATCCAGCAGCAGGAATCTCTGCTATAATTACAGGGTAACCAAGAGAGACGGATGAACACTCAGGAAGTCAAGGGCACTCTTGCCAAACTGCTTGCTACAGAAAACCTGACGGTAGAGCATCGTAAAGTGTCTACTGCTTGCTTTGATGTTGATAAACGTCTGCTTATCCTTCCTATCTGGAAGACTGCCTCTAATACGGTGTACGACCTTCTGGTGGGACATGAGGTGGGACATGCTCTATATACACCTAATGTAGACTTCGGTAATGTCTCGAAGGCATTTGTGAATGTCTTAGAGGATGCTCGTATTGAGCGTATGATGAAGAGAACATATCCTGGTCTTCGTAAGTCTTTCTTTGAGGGGTATGGTGAACTTTGGGAAGAAGATTTCTTCGGTGTAAAAAATGATGACCCCAATACTTTGTCACTGATTGATCGTATCAATCTTTACTTCAAGGGTAATCCTAACATCCCATTTAAATCTGAGGAGATGGTATGGGTTGAACGTACAGAAAATACTAAAACGTTTGAAGACGTTATTACTCTGTCTAAAGAACTGTTTGAATACTGCTGTGAAAAGCAAGATGAAAAAGAAGATATGATGATGCCATCAACATCTGATGGTAGTAATCAAGCAGACCGTCAAGAAAAAATTGATTCATCTTCTCAAGACGGTGAGGAAGATAGTGAGGAGATGACTCATGAAGAGATGCTTGATGAAGCATTTAACCGTGAAAAAGATAATGCGGACCTTGAAACACCTTCTTTTCAAGTTGCTGATGAAACTAAATCTGTTACTGATGAAGCACTTGCTCAGGCACTAGAAACTCTTGTGGATGACCACGCAAAGGAATGGGTGTATCTTAATATACCCAATCCTAAAATTGATGATTATATTGTTCCTTGCAAGGAAATTCAAGACAATTTGAATATCCATTTCTACGATGATACTCGTCATAATGATTGGGCAGTAAATGTTCAATATGCTGTAGACCACTACAATACTTTCAAGAAAGACACTCAGAAGACTGTCAACTATTTGTGTAAGCAGTTTGAAATGAAGAAGTCTGCAGACGAATATCGCCGTGCTGCAACCTCTAAGACTGGTGTTCTTGATACTAACAAACTGCACACATACAAGTATAACGATGACATCTTTAAGAAAGTCACCGTCATCCCCGAAGGTAAGAATCATGGTCTCGTAATGTATATTGACTGGTCTGGTTCAATGCAGTACCAGTTGCTTGACACTCTGAAGCAAACCTATAATCTAATCTGGTTTTGTAAAAAATGTGGCATTCCTTTTAGAGTATATGCTTTCCAGTCTGGGTTTGGATATAAGGATGTTGATAGTACTGCTATAAATCAGAATGCTGGTGAACTTGCTATTGCTTCAGACTTCCGTCTCTTTGAATTCTTTTCTTCGCGTCAGAATTCAAAGTCTCTAGAGAAGTCTATGCAACTTGTTTATACTCAAGTGTTTGCTATGTGTGGGTATAGACTTACTCACTATAGTCCTTATACCCTTGGTGGAACTCCTCTTGCTGAGGCAGTGTATCTTACTAATAACATCGTAAATTCCATTAAGAGGGTTGAGCGTGTGAGTAAAGTCAATGTTATTTGTTTGACTGATGGTGAAGCAAATCCTATAAGTTACATTCATCAGTTCTCTGACGACCATCATTATCGTGCTGGTGAATATCGCTATCAGTATCTTTGTCACACTCGGGGTAGACTATTTTTTCTTCGCGACCCTAAGACTGGTTACACTCGTAAAATCTCAAGTAATCCATATGATACTACAAAGGAGATAGTATCATTCTACCGTGAGATTACTGATTACAATTGGGTTGGTATTCGTATATGCAATAAAATGGAATTGACTCGTTTAATTCGTGAGTTTGCTGCAGAACAACTAGGTTCTATTGACAAGCAATGGAGAAAAGAAAAATTTGCCTCAGTCAAAAGTAAGATTGGATTTACTGAATCGTTTTTTATGCCAGATAAGGGTACGGGAGATGACATGAAACAACTTGAGGTAAAACAAAAATCTGAAGTTGCAACTAAAGCAGAACTCACTCGTGCATTTAAGAAACACATGGGTTCTAAAATGACAAACAAGACCATCCTTAACGCATTTATTGAGCAAATCGCATGAAGTGTAAAGTACAACTATTCAAAGCAGGCACAGTTTTTGACGAAATTGTTATTGCTACAGACTATGACGATGCTAAGAAAGTTGCCTTGGCACGAAACCCTGGTGCAACTATCATGGGAGTAACGGCAGTATTTGAATGAACATCTTTGTCACCGATGAGTCTCCATGGAAATCTGCTGCTGCACTACCTGACAAGCACATTGTCAAGATGCCTCTAGAGACCTGCCAGATGCTCTCTATAG